GTTTGATCGTAGCATTCCTACCACTAAAGGTGATTGTGGTAGTTTGATAATGGCTAGGTCAGGCAAGGGCTGGTTTGTGCATTCTGTGCTCGTAGCGGCGTCGAGAGAAACGCCAGAGCTTACAGCATCAGTGCCAATCAGCAAGAAACTCTTTGATGTTCCCCGAATCAACCAGCCAATGGAGTCACATAATTACTTCAGTGCTGGAAATGGTTCCAGTGGGGAATTGCAGCCCATTCATGAGAAGAGCTTTCTCAATTTTGTCGAAGGACAAGGGGAAGTTTTGGGCTCATTTCCTGCCAGAGTACGACCTATTTCTAGAGTAGAGGATAGTGTCGTAGCTGAGGAACTCAAGGCAGTTTTGCCTCTTGAACACGAATACGGCAAACCGAAGATGAAAGCTGAGAAGTGCGAAGATGGATCATGGAAGAACCCGTGGGTAGTAAATGTTGAAAAACAATTGAAACCTGCTACGGGTGTCTTGGAGAAAGATCTTGAAGAGTGCGTCGAAGCTATGGTGAACGACCTTATGAAATTGGACTTGAGTGACGTGCGACCAGTTAGTCAAGATATTGCAATAAACGGTATCGATGGCAACATGTACGTTAACTCATTACCAATGTCCACGTCTGGAGGCTTCCACTTCAAGGGTCCCAAAAGGGCCCAATTTGAATTGGTAGAGCCAGATGGTGAGAACTACTTGCGCAACTCGTATGTACCCAACCAAGAACTCCAAGAGAGTATTGATACTTTGGAAGGGATCTATGCTGACGGGAAGCGTGCGTGTGTACTCATGCAAGGACACCTTAAGGACGAGCCACTACCGCAGAAGAAAATCGATATGGCGAAGACTCGAGTTTTCACTGGATGCGGAGTGGACATGTCAATTGTCGTACGGAAACAATTTGTGATGATTGCAGCGGCAATTATGCGACAAAATATGGTTTCCGAGTGCGCAGGAGGAATGAACTGCTATGAAGACTGGGGAAAACTTATGGACTATTTGACGAGAGACCGTAAGGTTTTGGACCGTATCATAGCAGGAGACTACGCAAGTTTCGACAAAAGTATGGCGAGTGTAG